TTAGTAAATCCTTTACCCGCAAAATTATTACAGATATAGCTTGCGATCGTGTTCATTGTCTGTATAGATGCATCATATAACCAAACCTCCGTGTCTCATGCTGATTCAGTTGCTGCGGCGTCCTTGGTGAGGGTGAGTTAGATATCGCATCCTGCTCCATTCGCCTTATTTGTGCCGTCAGACAGCTCACCAGACACATTCGATGCGTTGGAGTTACAATCAATCACAGTGTGTCCGACAGCCTGCAACATCGGTGCGAGTTCATTGTAGATTTTCCGCACTTCTGCCTGCTCATCGATCAGACCGATTGCACCTTTACAATTTGGGGAATGCCCTCCCCTTAAGCCAATTTTCATTCTTTCTCTTCCTCCTGTTCTTCCGTTTCAAATGCTTTTTCCAGTTCTTCCGCTGTTGTTCTTCCGAATTCGTTCTGTTCGCTCATGTTCTCACCACCTTTCCGCACAATAAAAAAAGGACGATTACTTGCCCTCCTGCTCCTGTGATTTATTTGTTAAAACATCCAGTGCTTTTTTTAACGCTTCCGGATATTTCACGCCCATAATTCCAACATTTTCCAAAATCGAGATACCCTCATTTGCTATAAATGCCAGTACTACGGCTGTGCGGATGTAGTCTACGCCGAGAGTGACATCCAATCGATATGCAATAAGTACGATCAGTAGGGACACCCCTTTTCTGCACAGACCTTTCCACGCAGAGTAACTACTTAGCGCACCGTTCTCCGATTTGTTGCTCTTTTTCCAGAAGGCAGCGATCAGCAATCCAAGAACAAAGTCTACACCCATAAAAATAAGTAATGTAGTCAAATCCTCGGACCATCCTCCGATCAGGTTTACGAAACCTCCTGCAATAGCTCCGAATACCATGCATAAAAACGCTTTTACATTTGCTAACTGTTCCATTTTCTTCATATCCTCACTTTCCTTTCTGTTTTTAAAGTATAAAAATAAGACCGCGATGGTCTTGCTCTTATCTCCATATTTGCTCCTTTAATCAATCATCTGTAATCCACGTGAACGTTGCGTGACGTTCTGTCCATGCGGCATTCTCCACATAAATCTTGATCCCCCCATCTTTTCCTATGCCGTATCTTCCCGTTCCAAATATGTTAGGTCCTGAAACTTCACTATAGGGAGCAAAGAAATCCAAAACCGGTCGATATCCTACTGGAATTTTCACCTCGTTGAATGGCCCGTATTCGCCACTTCCTGGAAATTGTGCAATCATTGTGATCTTGCATGTTACCATAAATCCTCTTCTTTTTAGTTCTATACGGATGTTATTAGCGGAGTTTGTACTTGTATATGGACCTTTCACGGTGCCGGAATCGTAATTGCGATACGCATATATGCTTATACGTGGGGATACAGAATTTCTTGCATATATCATTTCATCCTCAAACTGGATTGTCGTTGCTTTTCTTGTATTTTCATTTGTAAACATGATGTTTTGCAAGTTCACGCTCATAGTAGCTCGATCTGTTGTCGGAGCCTTACCAGAGAAAGCCAAATACGCATTACTCAATGACGCAACATTTTCCAATGCTCCTTGCACGATTTTCTTGCTAATAATCTTTCCGGATGTAACATCGATAAGCATTGTTCCATTCTTATCCTTAATAAGTCCGGCAGTTACAGTTCCAAGATCTGCCGCTATCGCACTTAAAGTCTGTGCGTTTAAGTTATCAACAGAAATATAATGGATCACCCACCTACTTCCATCCCACCGTTTAATTGGCTGTCCGCTTGCTGCCTGCCATAGCTGTCCTACTTTTGGATTTTCCGGGGGCGTGGGAGACACGATGATGCCGGATGTTCCGTCCTCTCCATTCTGGCCATGCACTCCGATGATGACAGGCGTTGTCTTGGTAGAGGTTCCATTTGTGTAAGCGATTATCTCGTAGCTCCATAAGTATTTTTTTGCTTCCGTCATGGTCTGCATTGTCGTAGTCCATCCCGGCGTATTTACCGTAATCCCAGAGTTTTTTTCGGATGCCAGATAATACTTGGTCACACTCTCGATTCCTACACCGTCCTTTCCGGGATCTCCGTTTTCCCCTTGGGGTCCCGGTGCTCCATCGTCCACCTTGGTGATTGTCACCTCGTAATATCCACGCCGGATTCCATTTTCGGTTGCTGCGAAAGAGTATACTGCCTTGGTGTCCACATCATCAGCATTAACCGTTGCACTGCGACCTGCGTAAAACTCCTGTCCATCTTTGCTCCAACGGAACTGCAGGTTGCTTGACACGTCTACTCCGTTGTTGTAGGCATAGGCTGTCAAGGTTGTACTGCCAACTCCGTTTTTGAAGATAACACCATTGTTTGTAGAGATCGAACAGGTGTAGACTTTATTTTTTAAGATCAAGTCCTCCATCCTCTTGATGAGATCGTCGGATATTTCGGAGGTCAGCTCCTTGTAGTTGCTAAATACCGTCTTTGCTGTCTTTGGATTTGTAAGACTGCGCACCTGTTCGGACACTCTCGCCTGTAGATAAAGCACTGGTGTCCACTCCTGATCCTGCATCCTCACGGTGTCCCCGATGTTGGTGTCAAAGTATCCATCCACCTCATAAGTCACCACTGGCTCGGATGCGGTTTTTAGATCGGATAAAGCCATACTGTAGAGCTTGTCCTTGTTGTCCGTATCATACTCTTTCCGCATCAGGATATAAGCATCAGCCTTATTTACGATATTGGATGGAAACCGGTCTCTTGCCTGTGGTGCCCGGATGATTGCGCCGTCCGCAAAGTACTCAATATTCCCATTCTCATCATACTCTTTTTTATCCAGTCCGTTGATCGTCAGCCCGTCTTTCCCTGTTGGCTGGATGCAGGTGTAAAGCTTCTCGGCATCTGTGGTTTTTCGAATTCCGGTAATTCCTTTCCCGTACCGCAGTACAATGTCATTCCGGTATTCTCCGACTCCGCTGTCTGTGTCGGAGTGTTCTCGGTAGACATTCAGGACAATCTCTTTTAAAGAGTAATCCTTATTTAAAACAGTCTCAAATTCGATTTCAGCCGAAAATACATTAGCCAAAGAAAATAATCTCTTTAATACGGACGTTGTACCTGTCCATTCGTTGGTGATTCGCTTGTCTGATACCTCATTGAGCCCCAGTTTTAGTGTTCTCTCAGCATCAAAAACGGCAAGGTACTCCTCAAAGCTCATTGCTTTTCCGGCTTTGTACTCTCCGGCATCCTCATTGATTAACTCAAACGACAGCGACCATGCCGTGGCAGTGATTGTCTGCTCTGTTTGGTCTGTATTTACAATGTTTAAGTAGTATGATTTCCCCTTGTAAGTAAATGCTACCTTATTCCCAGCTTTGACATGCTGCGCGTCTGGATGCTTTGCATTTACCGTAAAAGTGTAAGTATTCGCCGTACCCTGCAAGTATTCGTGCAGCTCATCTCCCCAGTAGTGCATGGACTTTTTATGTGCATTATCCATAAATGCTACTGGTGTGTTATTTGCACTTAAAATCGCAATTCTGATGTTATCCATTACAAATATACCTCCCGTATTTTTGCTTTAATATGCGGCGGTGGAGATGAAAAGGAAGAATAGCAGAACTGTACTTCCGTTGTTCCCGGTGGAACTTTTGGATAATTTGATCCATTAATCTCATCTCCTTTTGCCGGCATCCCGTTTACATAGACTTTTGTGCTCTCTCCGTCTATAGTCACTACATCCCCGGCACGATACCGGTTTGGTACATCTCTGTATTTTTCCACGTTATCTTTCCGGAACCAGATACTTTTTAAATAATTGTGCGTAACCAGCTGATTTCCAAGATCTCTACTTCCCCACTGCCCGATCCAGACCTGTATCTTCTCACACACCATGTCTTTAATCTCCGGGATAGTGAAGTAATAATACTGACCGTACCAAAAAATCCGTAGCCGGTCACCCTCTTTTAAGAAATCATTATGCCCGCCACCCATCTTTAAATTAAATGGGTTTCCCTCATAAGCTGTAGGCTGGAAATCCAGTGTCTTGATTTTCTTGTTCTGGGGTGCGAACCAGTCCACATGTGCCGTATTCCCAACAGAATCGCTTTTATTTATGGACATAGAACAAATCACTTCATTTTTTCCTGTCAGAAACGCAATAGTCTGCGCTCCTGTCTGCCCCATCAAGCCTGTCTCGAACCAGTGCTGCGTGTAGCAGTAAAAGTTTTTTGCGCCACGTCTGCCCTCGCTGTCCACCGGGATAGTAAGTGTTTTCATTCCGCCATTCCAGCTTCCGGATGTTACCTGTCCACCTTTTAATGCCATGACGTTATATCCGGCAACATTCTTGACTTCGAGTGTTCCCTGTGTGGTGTTTTCCGGATTCTGATAAGAGGTGCCATGATCATCTTGAAACAAGCCGTAACCGTTAAACAGTTCTTCGGACGCTTCGTAGTTCTCTCCGTCCGCCTCTTCCTGTTTTCCGAGCTGGATCACTCCATATTTGCTTACTAGTCCGATAAAGCCGTTTTCGTGCTGGTGCGTGATCTCATAGTCCACGTCTGCCCATTCGGCGCCGTTGTTTTGGATGGTGATGGTCTGGTAGCCGCTCTGTTGGACTCCATAAAAGTCGAATTCTGCGGTGGAGTATGCTACCCCGTCAGGGATTAGCCATGTGATTGTGCCGGTGCTGTACATATCATCCTCTCCCAGTACCGGTTCCCCATCCACGATTGCTTCATAGTAAATGCTTGGTTCGTCAGAAAAAATCAGTCTCTTTGGTTCTTTACTATACAGAATTTCTGACATTTTTCTGCGGAACTCACTGAGTTCCCTTGCCGTAGAGTTTGAAATACGAAACTCCATTACAATCTGTTTTGGAGAGTACGTGGAATGCGTAAACTCTCCTCCATTTACATTTTCAATGCTCCTTGTATTATTTGTGATGGAAGGTGATAAGTTCCGGTCAAGTCTTGTAATCTTAACCGGAATCTCTACGCCTCCATATGTTGCTTTAAGCAAGCCCAACTCTCTCGCCTCCTAATAGTTTCTCGAAATCATCCATCTTTTTTATCATTGGTCTGGCATATCCAACCGTCTGCTGTGCGACAACTCTTCCGTCCAGCGTCGTTGTCAGATTGATATTTAGATTAATATCCTTTTCGCCCATAATCTCCAAGATTGATTCCTTAATATAACCTTTTAGCGATCTCAGCGGTGTGATTGCTTCTGCTTCTCTTTCCGCAGCACCGCCGATTCCTCCAGACGGCATCTGGAATAATGCTGGTTTCGTAAGGATTCCACCATCTTTAAACCATTTCACGTCCAACATCGGCAGACTCGGTAATAGATCGGACAAATTGATATCTCCGATACCATTCTCATATCCCACTCCACGATAAGCAGCCGCAAGACTTCCGTACCTCGAAACTGCATATCGGATGGATGCAAGCATATTAGATAGTGGATCGTAGATGTTTTTATCGTATCCCGGCATTGCATAAGCTCTAAAAGTCGGATCAATAACCTGCATCAATCCCTTGGATGGAGTGCCGTTTATCGCATTGATATCCCAGTTGTTAATCGCATTCGGGTTCCCACCGGATTCTGTCTGCATCTGGTATAACAGACGTTCCAAGTTCGCTTCGGAATACTGCCCAGTCATCTGTAACGCCCTTGTGGCTAACGTTCTCCACTGCTCTACTCCTGCACTTGGATTGTAGTTTACATGTGACTGAGTATCAAATATCCCTTTTACAAAACCAACAACGCTATCAAATACTGTATTGACCGCACCTTTTGCAACGGATATCCACGGCTCAAATGCTCCCGTTAAATCCGTAAATTTATCAATGGCAATCTGTACGATCTTACTTGGATGCGTGATATAATCCCATACATTTCCCGTAAAGTCTTTTACAGTACTCCATATCCCACCGAAAAAGTCACCGATTCCACTTGCAAAATGCGGAAGTTCTTCCAGAAAACTCTTTGTTTGGTTGGCTGGCATGATTTTCGTTCCTTTTTCCAGTGGCAGAACTACATCTCTTCCTTCTGGAATAAATGGTTTTCCATGTGGTGGAACGATCATTTCTTTGTATGTAGAGCCTTTCTGGTCGTTTACGATACCTAGCGTGTCTTTTGGGATGCCACCAGTTCCTCTTGCAAACTTCGGGACTTCCCACAATGCAAATTGCTTGTCCGATCCTACTTTATCAAGCACCCAGTTTACACCATTAATTACACCGTTTACCGCTCCACCGATAGGCTTTACAATTGCGTTAGCAATCCCTTTCACGATTCCTCCAAGAGTATCCTTGAGATTGTTAAATCCGTCTTTAATAAACTTCCAAACGGAAGAAAAAGCGTCCATAGCTTTCTCTTTGATCGAATCCCATATTCCACCGAGCGTGTCCTTAATGCTGTTCCAGATTCCAGTTGCAGTATCCTTGATTCCATTCCAGATACCGGAAAAGAAATTCGCAACAGGGGTGAATATAGCACTTGCGGTGTCACTTATCCAATCCCATGCGCTTTTTAATGCAAATTTAATTACTTCCCATACTGTATAAATAACAGCTTGAATCGCGTACATAACCGCACCGATCGTTCCCTCGATAAATTTCAGAGGTCCTTCTATTACGTTATAAATCTGCTCCCAGATATCAGCAAAGAAATCCTTAATGCCGTTCCACACTCCATGGATTTTTTCCGATATAGAGTCCCATAATCCAGACATCCAATCTTTAAATGCATTCCATTTTTCGGACAGCCAGTCTGTGATATCTCCCCAGTTTTTTATTACTGCCACAACTGCTGCAACCACTGCAATAATTCCGGCAATAATTCCGGCTACTGGTAATAGCACTCCTGTCAAAAATTCCATTGCACCTCCAGCCGCTGCTATTCCACCAGCTACAACCGCAAGAATCGGCAGTAATTGCGAAATTACAATTGCAATCCCACCGATTACGACTATAATAGTCTTGCTTGTTTCAGAAAGACCGCTAAACCACTTTGCAACTTTCTGAATTATAGGAACAAGTGTTTCAAGGATTGGGGCTACTGCTTCTGAAATCGCACCACCAAACTCAGCCATAGCCAACTTTACGTTATTTAGCGCAACCGTTTCTTCGTCAATCGGATTTAAAGTATTTTCGAAAGTCGTTTCCACAGTTCCTTGACTGTCTGATGCAGCGCCTCCTAGGTCATTCAGGTTCAGAACGCCTCTCTGGATGGCATCTACCATCCTCACAGCACCTTTTGTTCCGAATACCTCAGCAGCAGCATTTAAGGCTTCCGTCTGGTTAGTCGCATTCAAAATTTTATCCTGCGTTTCTGCCAATCCGTCACTGAGTGATTTACCGTCTTTTGCATAACCTACCGCAGCCTTTGATAAGCTACTTAATGCAGCAGATCCATCAACACCAGCTTGCTCAAATGCCCCCAGAAGCTTTACCGATCCAGAGAAACTCAATCCCAATTCCTGTAGCTGTGGTGCGCCTTCGATCGCTTTTTTGAATAGATCGTCTACAGATACGCCCGTGTCTTGCGCTGTTTTTGCGACATCATCAAGTACACTGTCTAGATCATCACTCGACATGTGGAATACGCTAATCGCCTGTTTTGCATTTTGCGTTGATGCTACCACATCGGATCCAGTAATTTCCGAAAACTTCAACATTTTTTCAGATGCATGTTGCAATTTTTCATCGGTGAACCCGAACTGCGTATTCATCTCTCCAATTACTTTTCCAATGTTTTCAAGGTTATCTATTGGAAGGCTGGACGCAATGCTTTTATAGACATTATCCATTCCCTCAGCAAGTTTTCCTGTTGCACCTGTCGCTGTTATGATTGCATCAGATCCGGCATCTACCTCATTAAATGCTTCTTTTGCATTGTCGCTAAACTCTTTTATCTTTTGCCCTGCATCTGCTATAATTTCAGCGGCTTGCATCATGTTTCCTGCGACAATTCCTTTTCCAATTCCGTCAAGTGCTTCCTCTGCTTCATCTGAATTCTTCTTCATCTCGTTCAGGTCGTTGCTCACTTCATCAATACTCGCCCCGTCATCTACCTTATTCAGTGTAGCTTTCATCTTTGACAGGTCAGTTTCTGCCCCAAGCGCTTCTTTTCCTATTTTGTTGAGTGCAACAGTCAGATCGTCACTGTTTGCAGTTCCATTTTTTATAGCATTTGTCAGCCTTGTGCCGAGCACGTCCTGAAAATCATCCAGAGACTTTCCAGTTGCTTCGAACAGCGTCTGCAACTGCTTCGTACTTTCCTTCAGGGACTTCTGTTCAGTCTCCATCTGGCTAATCTGCGTGGTGTAAGATTTTAAATCCTGTTCCGTTTTCGCAATTTCCCTCTGAAATTCTCGGTACTCTTCCGCTCCGATGTCACCAGATTTAAACTTCTTTTCTACTTCTCCCTGTGCCTGCTTTAAGGCTTCCAGCTTTTCCTTGGTATTTTCGACCTGTTTACTTAATAACTCCTGTTTCTGTGCAAGCAACTGCGTATTCTTCGGGTCAAATTTTAACAATTTATTTACAGAGCTTAATTCGCTACCAAGACTTTTTGATGTATCTTCCGCGGATTTCAAAGCTTTGCTGAGTGCCATTGTATCCGCACCGAATTTTATTGTGATTCCTTTTATTTTGCTATTCGCCACTTTCTCACCTCTTTAAAAATTATCAAAATCTTCCTGTGTTGCTTTTCTCGCAGTAGGATTTTCATCCTTCTTTTGGTTGTCGATATACTCTTGTACGTAATCTAGACAGTCACCGATAGTCATTTCTTCCATATCTTCACTTGTCAGCCCAACTTGTCTGCAAACATAAAAAAAAGATTCATTCGTAAACGGCTCTCCGCTAGATGAATCTTTATCATTTATTTTTTTTTACTTGTTGGCATGGTGTCTGTAAGTAAATCCTTTACTTCTCCCATGATTTCATTGAGCGGGAATACTTCGAATCCATCCAGCCACTCCAATGGATCAGGAATCGTTCTGTCTGCCGTTTTCGCCATTGTCCAGATGATGTCGTAAAACACTTCCATGTCCATGTGGTCAAGAGAAGCAAAAGAAATATCCTGTATTCCAAAATTCCTTTTCGTTCCTTTTCCAAACACTTTCGCTACTTTCATCAGGTCTGCAAAATAATCTCTTCCGAACTGCGCTTTATATCTCTTCGGCAACGCTGCCGTTGATTTCAATTTTACCTGTTTTTCGTCAATGTAAATTGTTTTTTCCATAACATCCTCCACTTTTTTTTTCTATTGGGGCAGATCGCTCCGCCCTTTATTTCGCTTTACCTACTTTTGCCTTTCCAATCTTCCCCCTGCCTACCAAGGCGAGGTCTTCAGGGGGTGCTATTCCCCCGATTTTTCATACACTGTTGTATACCAAGAGTTATATACTGTTTCATCAACTCCTGCCGCCGTGGATGCCTTAACTAAGTTGTCTGTCGGTCTCGGACTCGCCACAAGAGAAAGCTCTGTTGTGTTCGGTTCTCCGCTATCTTTTGTTGTACTTCCAACAGATGGCCTGTTTACAGAGCAGTAATAAAAGAGGTGTCTTGTTGCCTTGACATCTCCCTGAAATTCGAACATCAGTGCGATATTTGCCACCTGTGCGTCAGAGTTTTCGAGAATCACACCTTTTTCTGTTTTCTCCTCTTTCAACACTTCTGTTCGGAATTCTTCTGGTACTCTTGCAAGCGTCAGAGTACCCTCGTATCCCTGATTATTTGCGTTGGTGTAATAATCAATGTCATCTGCTTTAAACCGGATCAGATCGCCGCTTTTGTCGAATGTGATACTTACTGCTCCCGGCAATCTCTTCGGCGATCCGTATGTGATTTTTCCGCCCTCATCTACTGTAATAACGGCGTAATAACAGTTTCTTAACCCGAATTCTACTTTGTTTTCTTTTCCCGCAGCCATACGCTACCTCCTATATTTCAATTTCATATGCTTTCAAATACATATTTTCAGAATCTAAAAAGCTCTCGTACGATTCATACGTGAGTTCATTACTGTTTAATAGTTCCTTTACTTTTTCTTCCAACTGCAAGTCTTTCTGATCTGTGTATACCTCGATCGTGACGGCGTATCCCTCGTAATACACGGTGTCATCCGCATAAAATCCGATATCCTCGTCCACATAGTATACGATGTACGGTAATTCTGGTACTTGATCGACTGCAAAACAACGATACGCAATCGGAAGATTTAGCGTTTTTAACTTGTCTTTTAATTCTGGCAATGTCATTTTACAGTCTCCTTTCCAGTTCATCGACATACTCTTTTATGCATTCCTGTTCCACTTCTTCTATATGCGGTTGCGCCTGTACTTCACCAATTTTTCTCCCACCACGTCTCAGCTGGTGTCCTTTTTCCAGTAAATGTGCTATGCGGTATGTTGGAGATTTGTTGTACACCGTTATTCCATATTTATCGGTCGTTCTCGTCCAGTTCTTTGCATAAGTACCGCCATTCTTGCTCTTTGGACTATTTTCTCTTAGTTTTTTCGCAGCTTTTCCGGACACTTTCATTGCGACTTTCTGTGTGGTTTCTTTTACTTCTTCTGTATACTCTTCCATCTGCCGCATAATTTCTCTGGCGAGTTTGTCAGCACTTATGCTTTCGCTCATTTTTCGATCCTTTCCGTACAGGTCAGTTCCAACTCTTCCATGCTGATTGGATACGTCTTAATCACTTTCAGCTTCTTTCCGTGGAATCGGATATATCTCTGTCCTTCATATTCGTAAGGATGCACGATTAAAATCTCTGAAATTTCCATATTGTTCTGTCCGGCAAGGTAGAATTCATTTCGTGGCACTTTCTCTTTACAGCACCATATCTCCTGCTCTGCTTCAATCGGCACTTGCTGACCGAGTTCGTCCTCTTCATACCCGTTGGAAGATATCAATACCACTTTTTCATCCCATGTTCGATTCATTTTGCACCGCCTTAATCATCAGGTTGTTTAGTCGAAACCGGATGCTCCTCGGAATCACTCCATCTTCTGGATGATTGTACTTCCACGTAGCCCAATCCAGCACAAACAGGATGTGGTCATATCTCTCTTCCGTGATGCGAACGCCGTGTACATTTTTGCATTCGTCAAGAATACCATCTATGATCGCATAAAGGACGGAATCCCTACTATCTGTAGAGATTCCAAGTCTGTCTTTTAATAGTTGCAATACAATCACTCTCATAAGCATGCTCCTTACGAATTCGCCATAATCCCCTGTTTTTTCATCTCCGCAAGAATTGCATTGATTTTGTTTTTCAGGTCAGCTGTTGTTTCTGTGGACAAATCTGCAATCAAAGCCATCTGTTTTACGCCACCAAGCGTTGTTTTGTTCGCCGCTGGAAGAGTGTAACTCTGCCCTGGATCTCCCTTGTCGCCTTTCGGTCCTGCTGCTCCTGGATCGCCTTTTTCGCCTTTTGCTCCTGCTGGTCCTGCCGGTCCTACTGCTCCTACTGGTCCTGCTGGTCCAACCTGCTCATTCTTCACGCCCTGCTCTAACTTATTCAGTTTCTCTGCTGTAATAACGTCGCCGTCATTCCATGTAGTTGGTGTATATGCCATTTTGAATACCTCCATTATACTATTTTGCTTTACCTACTTTTGCCTTTCCGACTTTCCCTCTGCCAACTAAGGCTACATCGTCAGAGGGAATTATTCCCCCGGTGTGTATGTAATATAGAATCCAGCATTTGTATCTGTTTTCTTGACATCGTATCTTACAATTCCAGCAAGCAGTTTTCCATAGATCTGATTGTCTACCCATTCAACGCTTGTCTGTTTGCGGTCGAAAAATGTGCAGAATGATTTCGGATCACCGACAAAACCTTTCAGTTCTCCATCTCCTGCGATCATATCATCGTCCAGAACGACTACCTCTCTGCCAAACAGCATTTTTCCGCTTGAGGAAGTGATGGAATCCTGCAACAGATATCTTCCATTCTTGTCTTTCAGCTTGTCCAGCTCGGCATACAGTGAAGCTGAAATGATGAATTTCACAGGATACACTTTCTTGATTTCTTTGTTCACCAAGTCTTTCAGTCCATCCAGCCCTGTAACACTTTTCGCCGTTGCACTCTTTAATACAGTTGCAATATCTGTATTTCTTGTATTTACGGACTGGTCATTGATTTCATCTCGGATCAGACCCGTTACATCATAATCAGCATCATCGATTGCCTCCTGAGAGATCGGGATATACCCTCTTCTTGTTGCAATACTGTAGTTGATTTCTGTGATTTTTGGTTTCGCAAGTTCTGGATTCTGCTCTAATTCTGCAACCGTGTTCATTTTGCTTCCAGATTTTTCAATTACCGGGTATTTCCCAGACGCACTGTTGACACTTACATTTTTCACGTAGTTTTTCAGGTCTACAATATCCTCTGGTTTCTCCTGTGGAGCAAGAATTTCTACCGGGATCAAAATACCTGCATCCGCTTCTTTAAATCCGCTCTCTCTTACCTGCCCTTTGGACTTCACAAATGCGTTAATTGCGCTTCTTGCCTCTTCGATTTCTTCACTTCTTTTACCCATATCCTTCTCCTTTTCACGTTTTTCTGGAGCTTTTTCATACTCCTTCATTTTTCCACGCAGCTCGCCAAGCTCTGTTTCAAGCTCACTTTTTCTTTCTTCGTGCGCTTCTTTTTCCTCCGTAAACTTTGTGATAGCATCATCCACAGTAGAGCGCTCCTCTTCCGTGTTTGCTTCATTGATGGATGTCTCAAGTTCCTTTTCTCTTGTTTCAAAATCCGCATCTTTTCCACGAATTTCTTCCAGTTCCTTTTCTTTGTCTGCGATCTGTTTCGCAAGCATTAACTGTCTTAAAGCCATTACTTTTCTCCTTTCAATCTCTTTGTAGCGTTGCTTCGCCACTGTTCCATCTGTTTTTCTCGATACTGTTCCACCTGTGCATGTCTCGCCTGTACGCCCGTATCTTCATAAGCCGGGAATGTGCATACAGACACTTCGTGCAGATCAACTTCTCGTATTGTCCATTTCACAGTGCCGTCATCTCTCCAATCGGTTTCCTCCCGCAAAATATTGAATCCAAATGAGCATTGATCCACATCTCCACGTTTTACCCTCTCATACAGGTTCATTGCGTCCGAATCGTTTTCATTGATATCAATTTCGCCCCATAGACCTCTTGTATCGGTTCTCAGACGTAAAGTTCCGACTTTTGTCCGTCCAAGTACAAGTGTGTCATCATGGTTTGTCAGAGCACGGATGTCGTTGCTCATGGTGTTCGAAAACGCTTCTGGTGCAATTTCTTCATAAGCCCCCGGCCATAACTCTGTTTCGGAATTAAAAACAGCGAAGTACCCGGAAATTGTTTTCTTTCCATCCTCCGCTTCCCGTGTTTCAAAATCCGCTTTCCATGATCTTGTCAGATTTTCTTTCTTTCGCTCTTCCACTTATTCATCACCTCCTCTTAGCTTCTTCTGCTCCCCGATCATCCCTTGCGGAATAAAGTTTTCAAGGATAATCAGATCGTTCAATCCGTCTTTCGGAGAGTCACCAATCAAGTTCAATACATCGTTTCCTGTATAGATTCCTCGTATATATAGGTTCATCCCAATTTCTGCAAGCTCCTTGGTGTCGTAAGCCATCAAGCTCTTTGAGTTGCATTTAAAGTACCAATGTGGACTCTGAATCAAGCCTTTCGTAAGCGTCTGTTGGAATACGTCCGCAATTGATTTAACTCTCGTTCTGACAAAATTGTTGTATTCGTCCTTATTAAAGTTTCCGACTCCCAGAAAAAATGGCGGCACGTCCAACAGGGATGCGACCGTCCTCTTGTCAATCTCCACCGATTCATTAATTGCGATATCCTTCAAAGATAGCGGCTTAACCTCGGATACTTCCAAGAGTTCTGCCGGTATTACCCAAGGCTCTCCCGGCTTCGATTCTTTCAAATATTTCTCTCTTATCTGTTTTCTTCCTGCTTCGTTTGCAAGTTCTTCCGTGGCTGCGTCTACCTTTACAATGATGTTCGGCATATACTGACCGCTCATAAAAGATTTCTTAGTCGCATTCGCCTGTTTCAAATTTGATGCGATATCCTTTAAAGCAAGCCTGTAGCCTGTTCCTTTCCATGGATATTCCGGGTTTGGGTTAATCGCAAAGTGTAATACTTCGCTCGGATCGTATTCTTCACTGCCGTAGATTATCTTGTACCCTGTCGGTGTCTCTTCAAAACTTGTCATGGATGGCTTTAACGGGATTAGCTCATCGATATATCCATCCCTCATCACAGGCAGGACGACTGCATTTCCATCGCCCGGCAAGAGCATTGAGTAAACAATGTTGTAAACCCACGCTTTTCTCGTCATCAGCGAATACGGATTAATGTCAATTTTCCGTGATAGCTCATTTTTGATCCGGATGTCTCCATTCGGACCATTCTCCATTAGGTGGATTGTCATTCCCGAAACCAGATCAGCAATTTTCTGACATGCCGCCCGAATTTCTGGATTCTGTGCCAGCGTTGTATACCCTGACGGCAATAAAAAATCAGAGAACGTAGCTCCCTGATACACAAATACTTTATTCTGTGGTTCTGATCTGATACTCTTCTGCTTCTTTTTCTTCGCCATCTTATTCTCCTACTCTCTCTTTAACCATTTATTTGCTACATTTCCAAGCGCCATGTCCGCCAACATCTGGCAACACGAAAAGACTCCTGCATCGAATAAGTCAATTCGTCTTACGCCTCCGTCCCCGTCTACTTTTTCGTACTGGATCATGTCATCCACTTTTTCAATTGCCCTTACGTTCTGCACGCAATATTCAAAAGCGTCCGAATGTAGATAGTAAAATTTCTTATTCTTCACTTTCACTTCGATATGCCGGAATCCCTCAGACTTCACGTAAAAATACTGCGGCTGATCCTGTATCCGGAATCCAGATTTTTTCATTTTTAAGAAAAACTCTCGTCCAAACTTCTTGTCGAATCCAACAATCTTTATCTTAAATCCCATCTTTTTTATGGAGATGAACCAATTCACAATGTCATCTGGAAGTACCGTGGCTGTATTACTCATCGTCAGCCATCCATCCTCTTCCCAACCAAATAGTGGTATTCCATCCTCGTCACCTTTTTTAATTGCTGCTGCTCTCGGAAAGAAAGCGTGTGTGATGCAGATGTCGACATCTTTGTATGTTCCGTAGATTGCTCCAGCAGTCAAATCATGAAGTTTTGATAAGTCAGCGCCGCCATACCATGTGATCGGCAGTTTTGCCAGCTCTTCCAACGACCAGTTATATTCATCGTCAGATGATCTGAATTCGTTGATATCAAAATAAGCATTTAAAGCATTCGTAAAGATGTTCAGTGTTTTGTTTAAATACTCTGCTCTCAGCTGCGGCTCATTCATTGCCTGCGCTGCATCATCCATAAGGTCTTCTATTGTAACAGTGACTCCGATTGACGGCGTGCACATCTGCAATACTTCCGGATCATCCAATGTCGTGATCTCGCCTTTGCTGTTTAAAACATTGCCTTCTTTGTCCTGATCTGCTTTGCAAATAAAAATAAAATAGGAGTCATACGCCTTTTCTGTATTTGTTCCATCCAAAACTCCATGTAACGTATTTAACCTATTTGCTAAAAAACCATCTGGAATATCACCAGCCGTAGAAATACCAATCAAAAGCTTGTTCCGATACGCTTTCATAGCATTTTTCATCAGTATATATTTCTTTGCCGCTGCTCTCTTCCAGGAATGCAGCTCGTCAAGAATCAGGCAGTTACAGTTCAGAGAGTCCAATTTGTCCTCTTGGTTGGCAATCGCATACATTTCTGCGGTACCATCTCCGAAATCAATACTAATGGAATGCTCTTGGTTATTGTTTCGGATTCTTAGCTTATCAACATCTCCACGCAAGGCTTCAACGTTATCCACCAAAAATCCAAAACTTTCCATGGTCTGCTTTACAGAGTTCGCAACGATGTATGTCTTCGCACCAGATCCTCTGTCCAGAATGCTTTTCGCCTCAGCAAGCGCAGCACTAAAGGATGTTTTTCCCTGCTTTCTCGGTAAAAAAATAAGCGCTTCGTTAAAACGCCTAATATCTGTTCCTTTTCGAAAGAATCCAAACAAATTTACACACACAAATTTCTGCCAGTCCGTCAACAGCATCGGAGTTCCTTTAAAACTGACTCCATTCTTATCTTCTCCTTGTACATGGTGAATGGTTTCCTCGATCAAATCAATCACAAAATCAAATTGGTTGCTGCGAAAATCTAAATCATCACGCTCTAGGTCTGCGAGAAATCTCTTGCATGCAAGCACTCTATCTATGTTCACCAAGACTTTCTTATTTACGATATCCTCCGCATAACGAACAGCCGTATCGAAATGTGGACTGTTAATATGAGATAAGTCCATTTACTTTCCCTGCTGTTTCTCCAGTAATAACGCAAATGCAGATTTCTCTTTTTTCGGCTGTTCAATCTCCGCATTGTACGTTTTTGCATTTAGCATCAGTCTGTCAGAATATGTCCCGATATCTTTTCGGAGGTTTTCAAGACTCACGAGAATAGGGCTTTTTTTACCCCCGCTTTTCTCCGTGTCCAGAATCACTTCATATCCTGACTCTTCGAATTGTTTGCTCAGCACATTGTACTGGTAAATCATATCCGCATAGATCTCAATCACCTGTTTATACTGTACTTTATAGGTTCCCAGTTCTTTCATGTACTTGACTGTCCTGTCAATAATCGTCTGCCTTTGTGGTATGTATCTTGCCATCTATTCTCACCTCCTTATCTGCTGGAAAATTTATTTTTACAGATCCGCGCTATTGGAAATAGTCCTCTCTCCCGATTCTCCTGAGACATTTTTAATTCTCAAAAGGGAGGGGGGATACCTCAATCTCTTCCATTTTCATTTCCATTCCAACTTTATCTTTGAACCATTCGACCATGCTCTTTGCTGTTTCTTTATTCATCGTGATTATTTTCATTTCTATTTCTTCGGTTTGGAATGCTTTATCTACATCTATGCTGTAGCTTGCAAATATGTCATCATCATGTACGTCTACGCACGCTTGCCCTATCTTATCTAACGTATTCATAACTTCGTATTCACAATCGCTTGCTTTCCCTCTCCACTTCACTGTATACATCTTGATTTTCTCCACGTTTCAAACTCCCTTCTTCTTTTCCTCTGCCAGTACAATCCAGCAGCTGTGACCTTGTCTGTCTTCCTGTCGTGCATCCTGTCATGCTGTGCAGTTGACATGCTAATAAGATTCCAGTCCACAAATGCAAGCTCTGGATACTCTTCCAGAGGATAGATATGGTGTACTGTCGTTGCTTCTGCATACTTGCCGTACCTCTTCGACTCTTGGCACTGATAGCTGTCACGTCTTAGGATGTGTTCTCTTTTCTTTTTCCACTTTCGGCTTTCGTAAAACTTTCCCATGCTTCCTCCCTTCGATCAGTTTTCCACAGTCTTTGCATCTCCATGTATGCTCTGTGATAAAGCTGCCATCATTCTGCCTTACAAGATCTGTACTGACATATTCTGTCTTACTATGCTTGCACAATATTTTTTTAATAACTCCCATGCTTTTACTCCTTTTAAGCATAATAAAAGCACCCATCTCTGGATGCTAAGAATTTAGGACTACTGCTTGAAAGAATTACAAATGCCAACAAAAAACCAAAATAACCAAGTACACAATCAAAAATATATAAGCAAAGGATGAAACTTGCAGTAGTCCACAATCCGGACAACGGGAATCGAACCCGTGACACACAGCTTATAAGGCTGCTGCTCTAACCGACTGAGCTATGTCCGATCAGGATGCCTTTTATTGACACCCTTTACCCTATCCGCACTCGGGTACTGACACTAAATATAGATTGCTGAATCTATTTGTTTGTTTTGCAGATCTGCGGATATCTGCGTTTTGTGATATCACTCCGTAGCACTTCCACGGCATTCCGGATTTTTAATATTTACCGTGATATGCTACTAAACCGTGTACAGGAGTCGAACCTGTCTGCCCTACATTTGCCACGGCATAAAAACACCGCCAGGCGAGAAAGGGTAAAAGTCCGGCGGTGCCTTGAATGTAATTGGAAAGAAAGTTAATTGCTAGAGCTTAACTTTTAACTCCATGTTATACTATATATTATTTAAAACGGACAATGTGGACAAAACGGACAAACTTTTATTTTTCTTTCATCCACCTCTGAAATTCTTTTCTTGCGCTTTCCCCTGTGCAATTCCCTTTCATCTTCGCAGCTACTTCATCCCATGTCAGTCCTTGCATCACCTTGAACCGGATAATCCTCTGTATCCTTACCGGAGCTTTATTGATTACTCGCTCTGCTTTTACTTTAATCCGCTTTGCGTTCAGCTTTCGTTCTTCCAACAACCGTTCCTCTTCGTCTATGTTCACTGCGCTCTCTATACATCCAGAGATATTAAAGCTCTGTGGCTGGTACGGAAACTCTGGATTGCTGCCTGTCACTTTATCCTGCACAAACGTCTTTCTTCTGTGCCGTCTGATATCTTCCTCTGTCTCTTTCACAAGTGCTTTCGCATCCATGTACTCATAGATTATATTCTTATCCACCTCAATCACCTCCCGGAATTGGCTTTTTGATGTTGTACTTGCTTGCTATGTATTCTAGAGTGTCCGTATTTGTTCTGTCAGCCTTTTTAAAATCACAGGCAAAGGCTTTATGCCCCTTTTGCTTTAAAGCTGTCTCACAGGGCTTTCTCGTTGCCATATCATGTGCATCTATCTTTCGGATGACTCCTGCCGTTTCCTTTCTACGTTTCATAGTATCTCTTGTCATTCCTGCATCACCTCACTATCTTTCGCACGATCCAATCCAAAAACACCACAAATAACAGTATCGGAAATCCCGCAGCCATCAGGTAATCCGCACCTTCTAGCTCTACATCCTCTTTGATTCCTGTCTTCAAGGCAATCACTGTTCCAAGCCCCAGGATGTAGTACAGGGCTAAGAATGCGATTGTAATTAAAATGTCCATGTTATTCCTCCTTGTATGGTTTTGGAAGTGGCTGCCATGCAATTACGTTGGTTAAATACATACTTTCAGATTCGCATTCATACCACTCCATTTCCTCTGAGTAATACACATAGCCAATCAACATTTCACCATCTTTGTTCTGCGCAATTACCTCTTTTCCTTCTGGTAACCTCTTCTTTACTGAAATCCAACCATCATCTTCCTCTTCGTCCATGTGGGAACGAATGATTTCTTTTATCCATCTAATACTCACATAATCATCACACATACCGAACGATTCAAATTCTATCGCATGATCTTCAATCTCTTCCAAGATCTTCTCTAATACGTTCATTTGCTGTCCCTCCACTAAATTTCAAATTAACGAGAAATGATTTTTACCAACGCGGAATATTCTTTCATCTTGTCTTTGTGAACCAAGCCAACTTCATCGTCTTCGCTATATACAATTTCATACTCGTTCGAAACCAGATTACAAACTTCCATCGTTGACATTACTGCAATTTTTTCCGCTGTTTCCATTTTTTCTTCAAGCGCTAATTTTCTAATTTTTCTTTCCATCCCTAAATAATTCAATTTTTCGCTTAATTCTCTACCAGTCATTCTATTCCTCCGTTCTGTCGCATCTTCTCAATGTAAATATCTGTTGCACACCTTACAATCTCCGGTTTTAATCCATCGTAATCAGTGCCTTTGTAAAACTGTTTATTGCACGCATTTTTAATCATGTACAGGATATCTTCAAATGTTCGTTCTTTCATTCTTTCTCCTCATATTCCGGACACTCTACGCAATACTCATACCGGTCCATTCTTGCGCACGTCGTTTTACACATTTCATTTTCCGGGCACTCTATGCAACAACGATCACATCCGCATATACTTGTTAATTTACATCTTCCCATCATGATTATTCCTCGCTCCTTCCAATTACCTTATCTTTCTAAAATCACTTGTTGGTGCGTGGAATAACCGCCCGTCATTGCATTTAATCATTGTCTGCTGTCCGCATGCTGTCGGACGATACTGTTTAACCACTATTCCGCATGGATTGCCTGGATATTCAACGCACATCACTATGTCTCCGACTCTAATTTCTTCCATGTTACTCACTCCAATCTAATCTCTGTCCACAATGATTACAGCAATCAGAATCCCAATAACGAAACATTTCTATATCTGCCATATTTCCAAACAGTCTTTTGCATCTAGGACACGACGCTTGTCCATTCCAGTTTTCTACTTTCTTCGGCAACTGCTTTTCTAGTGCTTCGATTGCTATTTCATAATATTTAGGAATATACTTAAATCCCATTCCTTCCATATCGAATAACATTATTTTAAAATATTTTATCGCTTCTCTAACTTTCTTCTCATCCATCTAATTTTCCTCCCGTTATTCCCAACCATAAACCACTCTCTCCATCTTTTTCGTAGAGAAAACCTGTCTCTATACAGCAGGATGCCAACTCATTCATTGTCCTCACGCAATCCTCTGCATCAGCGCATTTGATCGTGTCGCCTTTTCGCAAGCGCGTTTCTTTCACTTTTGGCATTAGTCATTCCTCCGTATCGTCATTTTATCTCCAATTGCTCTTACAACATTTACCGTAACTCCGTTTCCAGCCTGTTTGTAAAGTTGACTGTCTGAATTTACAAATTTAGCCTTCTCAAAATAATCATCCGTCCACCCTTGCAACCGAAAACACTCTTTCGGCGTTAGTTTCCTGATTGCTATGTAACATTGGTATTTTTCATACCAAATAGCATACACTGTTAATTCATTTTCCACCTTAACAAAAACACCTTGGTTACAGCTTGTATCTAGCGTATTTGCTAATTGTTTCCCGACTCTTCCTCTTCTTGTCTTGCTATCGGGAATAGAAAGATTAATGCTGTCACCTTCATGTGCTACATCGTATCCTTGCTTTGTAGCTTCTTTTACATTGATTGCTATTCCGTGTCTATCTTGAGAAGTTAATGTAAACATCGGATCTCCATTTTCTTTGAATCTTCGTCCGTTCTGTCGCTTCTCTGCTCTAACTGGCGTGAGAACAGGGATTACGACACCAGAAACTTCTCCCGATCTATTACATACACCTTTATTGTATCTTGCTTGTATTGTTCTGGCGCTATCTGTTGTTTTTAAACCTGCCTTATAGTTCATGTCGCAAAAACAAGGAATCCCAACATGGTGTCCTCTTCCTCCACCTTGTCCCGTATCGATGGCTTCTGTTATTCCGTCTGGAGAAAAAGTCTGTGTATTTCTTCTGTATCCATCTCTATGAGCGATTATTGAAACACTATTTTCTCCATCTGTTCCCGTGACAGGAAGTATTTTTTTGGAACCATATCTTCTAAGATGTCCGACAGTGTAAATGCGCTCCCTGTTTTGTGGCACGAACCATTTACTGTTAATATTCTGCCATTCGATATCGTACCCGAGTCTGTCCATTTCAGAGAGGATTGATAGATAGTCGAGTCCTCGGTTGCTAGAAAGCATTCCCTTAACATTCTCATAGATAATCCATTCAGGTCTGTCTTTTTCTTCTTGTTCTTCCAACAGTCTAAAAATTTCTCGTACAAGGCTTGATCTGTCTCCGTCCAATCCTGCTCTCTTTCCGGCAACACTGAAATCTTGGCATGGTGCGCCGAATGTCCAACAGTCTGCTTCGGGCAAGCTTCTGGCATCCACTGTTCTAATGTCATCTGAGTACCATTCTCCGTTTCTGTATTCATCTTTTAAAATCTCCTTTTGTCTTTGCTTGAGCGTTAGAGCGTTTAAATATTCTCTTTGTTTGTCAGTGATTAAATGCATGGATGTATAGCTTGCAGTTGCGTACTTATCCCACTCACAGAATCCAACACACTCATGTCCCGCAAGCTCAAGCCCTCTTCTAAATCCACCTATTCCAGCAAAAAAATCTATAAATTTCATTTTTTCTCAGAAGCCCGGTATACCCTTGCCCCGGCCGGAGGCTGGCTCCTTTCTATTTTTCGCTTATTTTTTTATAACCTACTGTAAATACCTCCGCATTAATATCCGGTTTGGATTCGATACCGCCCTGTTGAGCTGGCAACTTGTCCGCACCCAACGTTCGTAGAAATCCATGTAATCACTGATTCCCTTGAATTTATCTTTTATCAATTTATTGATTTCGGTCTTTTCGCATTCAGACTCCTGGATTAAGCCTTTTTCTCTCATAAAACGCTTCATCGTCTTAACATTTGCGTCAATTCCGCTCTTTTTCGCAATTTCCTTGTGTATATGGGTAATTACGCACCCATCTTCAAGCATTTGCCTTATTTCGTCCAAATACGGCTCGTATAAGTCCCTTTTTCTTTCTTGCATTTAATCATCTTCTTTCTTTTCCAATTCGATCTATCTCATTCATGACTGCCAACAGAATCTCCTCTGCCAATTTGCAGTTATACTTTTTATTTAACAGATCCACAGCTTTGATAAACTCATGCATATCGTCTGAATCCAGTTTTTTACTGCAAAATTCTTTATATAGCTTATAGCAATCGTTGAAAATAGAATTAACTTCTCTTAACTCCATAATGTTTCACTCCAATTTTTTTTTGGTCATGTTTTCTCCTAAAATGGAATTTTTTCAAGTTCATCACCATCCAGTTCTGTAAATCCATCTGCATCTGTATTCCATCCGTATATCACATTCTCTACTGGTGTATTTTTCAATCTCTTTGTTTCCGGTTCGTAATATAGCGGGATAAAAACATCCTGATTACCATTGTTTCTATCTTTACAAATTTCAACTACGTTAGTTACGTTCGCCTGCATAAGATAATGGTCATCCTTCCAACCAAACATCTGCTTTCCAAGCCTTTTAAAATCTTCGTTTCGCCTATGCACGATAAAAGCATTGTCTACATAGTTTGTAATGTTACCGCTTCCGGAAATGTCATCCAACCTTAGAAAACCCATTGCTTTTCTTGGATGCGCTACGAAAATGATATGTACGTTGCAAAGATTTGCAATATTCTTCAGGCTTTGAACAAATTTTGTCTGCGCTTCATATTTATCTTTGTCATACATTTCCAGATTCAATGCCATCAAGTTGTCCAAGATAACTAAATCCGCCTGTCTTTCTTTAATCTTTTCAACCAGAACTTTGCTGATCATGTTGAAGTCATTTCCGTATTTGTTGTTGTATAGCCACAACTTCTCCCCAGTCCAGTCTGATATTTTCTCTTTGATATTTTCCGGAACGTAATAGGCGTTTTCAAACATTTTTGACGCAACAACCTTGCTTTTCCCCGCTGCTTGCAAGAAATACCACTTTGCAAAATTCTGGTCAGAAAGTTCTCCAGAGTAAACAATGACTGTTTGATTATTATTTACTGCGTTCAAGCCAACATTGGAAAGCCATGTACTTTTTGCGGAACCACGAAGTCCAGACACTACTGAGATACATCCTTTTTGCAATCCTCTCATTTTCCTGTCGATTTCGTTGTAGCATGTCTTGATGTACACTTCTTCCTCTTCCTTCTTCTCAAAGATCATTTTGATTGTTTCGAACATTGGCTCATCCAGTGTCTCCTGTTGGATTGGTTCGTACAAGACCTCATCAACCTTTTTGTTCTTGTTATGCTCTTTCCAGCCACGCTCAATTCTGTCATCGTCATTCGACCTGTCATAAGCATCTGGTTCAAACATCAAGCGAACATCTCTCCATGTTTTGTCTGCACAAGAATTATGCAAACACTTGAATCCAATCGCACCATTACTCTGAACCAATATCATGGAGTCTGGAGCTTTATGATTGCTATCAAATGGACACTCCTCCAAAATGTATTTCTTGCATCCATCCCTCCAAGTTCCTTCTTTGTATCGAATGTTATAACGATTCATCCACTCTTCCACATCAAACGTTCCTGTGTTATAATTGTTATATCTACTCGGAGTCGGCTTCTTTTCTTCCGGATACTCTTTGGAGAGTTTCTCAAGATACTTAATATCAGTTACCTTGACTTCGTCTGGATATTCGAAAATTCTGCTCATTCGGTGTGGGCGCTCCTCGGTGTCCGCACCCTTTTGAGCCAATGTCCCATACAACTTACAAACCCGACTCGGATTGAAGTTCGACGTATCAACTTGAACCACATCATCATCGAATAGCAACGCCAATGCTTTTAGGCACCGTTCTACAAGTTTCTTATTCTTGTCATTGTTCGCCAGTTGGATTTTGTAAAGTAAATGGGCACCATTGCCACTAACTGCCTTGATAGGTTTTTCAAAACCTAAGTTTTCAAGATACTGGGAAATATTCTTTGCACGTTGACACGCTTCCAGATATTCTTCTTTAGAT